GTCTGAGTTTTTTAATTTCTGACGTTGTACCTTATCGTAGTTAAGAATAACTAAGCCTGCAACGCTGGCATAGAGATCCTTCTCAACGAAACTATTGCTCTCGATCTTTGTTATGATATCATACAACTGTCTCTGAATCAAATTATTATCAATTCATAGATGGGGTACGGTACACATTAAAAGATCATTAATTTCGTCAGTGTCGACTAGGTCGAACGCTAACAGAAATTCTAAATTAGATTGTTGCATGGGGGTATCAAACTCGATATTTTCGGGAATGAATTCAATGAAACCACGGAAATCTCTAATGTGCTTATCAACCAAATCTAACATAATCTGTCGGAGAGTACTCTTATAGTGCTCTTTTACAGGATATGGTAAGAACCCTTCATGGCAATGCCCTCCATATGTTTGAATAATATGGATAACACAGTCAAGCAAGGATCTTCTTTTAACAGATTGGTCAAGTAGGAGTGACTTGTTACGAAGCCAAAAACGTGGAATAAAAGACCTCAGTTTTTTATTTCAACGTATAGCTGAAGTAACTGTCCCCTCAAGCACAATTTTTTCAGAAAAATCTGGAGAATTGGATCTATCTTTTACTTGTTCTACAAGCTCACTCATCATCGAAAAATCAGATAACGAGTTAACTCAGAGACGGTAAGAGACAGGTGATAAATCACCATACTTGGAAAACAATCTTTTTGCAAATGTAAATCCATAAGGACTTACAAAAGTTTTATGCAAAGAAATCTTTACTCCAAGTATATCCATTATCCGCAGATATTCTGCTTTGAGTGAATTGTTCCAAATAACTATATCATCACCTAACATTTTGTATGATGCTTGAGAAAACACTAAATTCATATTTTCACATGCATAAAACATAATGAGATGATGACATAATGTGGTAAGAGCTCATGAAGCTCGCGAACCCATAGGATTTCCTACACTATAGCTTAAAAAACTATTAGTATCTGAACTCCAAAAGGGGGAACCACATAGTATGTTCATTATATTATCAGACAAATCTTCATTAAACATAACGGATAACAATCTTTTTAATATAAAAGAGGGAAACCTGTCAGTAAATGCTGAGACGTCTAAAGAATAATATATTGAGTCGTTGAAAGTAAGGTCCTTACACCCTTTAATCTGATCAAAAGTTTGATCCTGAGGGATGGATGAAAGGATATCATAGATGTGATTAGAAAGTGGCTCTAAAGCTACTTGTGATCAATAATCTATGAGCGCAATAATACGCGTCTTACCTTCATACTCAGCAAAAGAAACAATTTTCCTGGTATAATCCCCTAGAAACTTGAAAAAAGGATCTAAAGTATTGAATCTATCAAAACCTATTGAGAAATCATAGGAATTAGAAAATCTTTTTACAAGATTATCAATACAAGAATTATAACCTGGACAAGCTTTTGCTATCATACTGTAATTTTTAACAATATAATCCATGTTGTACTCCAAACTCTTCCCACCAACTTTGATAATTGAGTCTAGAATATCTTGAGGCAAACTAATTAGTTCAACCAAAAGAGATTCCATACTGTTATCACCGAGTGGTGAGGATTTGTTGGAAAAATGGTATTTAGAAAATGGTGGTAACTTAAACTGTTTAACATTCATTAAACTCTT